GTTTATATGAAGTATTTTTGGATATTATTACTTACACCATTATTGGCACAGACAACTTTTACACAAGAAGAAGCATTGGAAATGATTAAAAAAAGAGATGCTCAATGGGAAGGTAAAATAGAAAAAGCCGATTCATTAATTGCATCACAGAAAGTAGTGATTAGTGATTGTGAAAATTTAGTAGCAAAGCTAGAAGAAACTGCTGAGGTTGATTCTTTGATGGGGGTGGCTAAAGATAAACAGATAATATTATTGAAAGCGCGTGATGAAGCTAATGAAAAGATGGTAAAGTTGATTGAAAAGAAATGGTACGAAAATCAATATTTATGGTTAGGAATAGGATTTATTTTAGGAAAGATGTAATGAAGCAGGGACAACTTAAAGAGGTAATTAAAAAGGAATATACAGAATGTGCTAAAAACCCAGCGTATTTTATGAAAAAGTATTGTGTTGTTCAACATCCGATTAAAGGCAAAGTGCCATTTCATTTATATGATTATCAAGAAAAGTCATTACAGACTTTTGAAGATCATCGTTTTAATATTGTGCTTAAAGCTCGTCAATTAGGATTATCAACATTGACTGCTGGGTACTCTTTATGGATGATGACTTTCCATTCCGATAAAAATATATTAGTTATTGCTACTAAACAGGATACTGCTAAGAATTTGGTAACTAAAGTAAGAGTTATGCATGCTAATTTACCAAGTTGGCTAAAACAGAAATGTGTTGAGGATAACAAGCTGTCGTTGAGGTACATAAATGGTTCTCAAATAAAAGCAGTTGCGAGTGGTGAGGAAGCTGGTAGGTCAGAAGCTCTGTCATTATTAATATTAGATGAGGCTGCTTTCATTGATAAGATTGAAACAATATGGGCTGCCGCTTCACAGACATTATCTACTGGTGGAAAATGTATTGCATTATCTACACCAAATGGTGTTGGTAATTGGTTTCATAAAATTTGGGTAGGTGCTGAAGAAGGTGATAATGATTGGAACTTTATTAGATTACATTGGAACTTACATCCTGAAAGAAATGATGAGTGGAGAACAGAACAAGATAGGCTGTTAGGTCCTTCATTAGCTGCACAGGAATGTGATTGTGACTTTATTACATCTGGTCAGACAGTTATTGATGGTAGAATTTTAGAAGAATATCAACAAACTCAAGTTAGAGATCCTTTAGAAAAGCGTGGTATAGATAGTAACCTTTGGATATGGCAGCCAGCAAACTATACAAAAGATTATGTATTGAGTGCTGATGTTAGTAGAGGAGATGGCACAGATTTTTCTGCGTTTCATGTTATGGAAATTGAGTCTATGGAACAGGTTGCTGAATATAAAGGTAAGATATCTACTAAAGATTTTGGAAATTTATGTGTAAATACTGCTACAGAATATAATAACGCTTTATTGGTAGTTGAGAATAATAATATTGGTTGGGCTGCTCTTCAACAATGTATTGATAGAGGCTATGAGAATTTATTTTATATGAGCAAAGATTTAAAGTATGTAGATACAGAACATCAGATGTCTAATAAGTATAGAGTATCAGAAAGAAATATGGTTGCTGGATTTAGTATGACAATGAAAACAAGACCATTGGTTGTATCTAAATTAGAGGAATATTTCAGAGAAAAGTCAGTAATTGTCCATTCAAATCGATTAATTGATGAGTTGTTTGTATTTATATATAACAACAATAAAGCTGAAGCAATGGAAGGGTATAACGATGATTTAGTTATGAGTTTTGCTTTAACTCTTTGGGTAAGAGATACTGCTTTAAGATTAAGAAATGAAGGAATAGAATTAACTAAGAGAACTTTAAGTGGCGTATCTTCACAGATGTTGCCAGTAAAACCGACTAATGAAAATGATTCTTGGGATTGGGAAGTAGGTCCTAAGGGTGAAAAAGAAAGATTAGATTGGTTAATTAACTAAGAGGTAAAAAAATGGCACAAAAAGACATATTTTCAAGATTAAAACGATTATTTTCTACAAATACAATTGTTAGAAATATCGGCGGCAGAAAACTAAAAATAGTGGATACTGGACAATTACAAGGATTTGTACAAACAAATTTGGTAGATAGATATCAAAAATTGTATCCTGGCGCTAGCCAAACTCAACAATATGGATATAATGATCAATTATATCAACAACAATTAAGACTTGGTTTATTTAGGGATTATGAAACAATGGATGCGGATGCTATTGTTGCATCAGCGTTAGACATATATTCCGATGAGTCTACAATGAAAAATGAATATGGAGATGTTTTAGCTATAGAAACCCCTAATGATAATATTCACGATATTTTACATAATCTTTTTTATGATATTATGAATATTGAATTTAATTTATGGCCGTGGGTTCGTAATATGAACAAATATGGTGATTTCTTTTTACAATTAGAAATTGCTGACAAATATGGCATTGTTAATGTAACTCCGATGTCTGCTTATGATGTAGCTAGACTTGAGGGTCACGATGAAGAAAATCCACAATTAGTTCAATTTATGTTAACGCCACACGCAGACACAAATCGTCATAGTGGTAAAAGTAAAGATGAGTTAACTTATGAAAATTATGAAGTAGCACACTTTAGATTGTTATCAGATTCTAATTATGTTCCATATGGACGTTCTATGTTAGAAGCTGGTAGAAAAGTTTGGAAACAATTAATGTTGATGGAAGATGCTATGTTAATACATCGTATTATGAGAGCACCCGAAAAAAGAATTTTTAAATTAGATATTGGTAATATACCACCCGCTGAAGTTGATAACTATATGCAACAAGTAGTTAATAAAATGAAGAAGGCTCCTGTTATAGACGAGACAACGGGAGATTATAATTTACGTTATAATATTCAAAATATTACAGAAGATTTCTTTTTGCCAGTTCGTGGTGGAGACAGCGGTACAGAAATTGATAGCCTTTCTGGATTGAATTATGATGCTGTAGATGATATTGAATATCTTAAAAATAAAATGTTAGCATCTCTTAGAGTTCCAAAGGCTTTTTTAGGATATGAAGAAGGTTTGGGTTCTAAAGCTACGTTGGCTGCTGAGGATGTTAGGTTTGCCAGAACAATTGAAAGAATACAAAGAATCGTGGTTAGTGAATTAACTAAGATTGCTGTGGTCCATTTATATTCTCAAGGATATAGAGATCAAGATCTTGTTAACTTTGATTTGAAGCTTACAAATCCATCTACAATTTATGAACAAGAAAAAATTGAGTTATGGAATGAAAAAACTTCTCTTGCTTCTTCTATGATACAAGATGGTATTCTTTCAACGGAATGGATTTATAAAAATGTTTACAATTTTACAGAAGCTGAGATTAAAAAAATGGATGATGATATTGTATTTGATTATAAAAATAAATTTAGAAGAAGGCAGATTGAAGATGAAGGAAATGATCCTGCTAAGAGTGGTCAATCACAAGGAACGCCATCTGATATGGCTATGGGAAGAACTGGCCATGAGTTAGACGATGGCGGCTCAGAAAAAGGTGGGCAGCCAGGTGCGGGAAGGCCTAAGGAAGCTAATAAATATGCTAAAGATAGTGGGGCAAGAGGAAGAGATCCATTAGGAGGACATAGTAAGAGGACTGCTTATGGAGGAACTGCTTCAGCTCATTATGAAACTTTGTTTAAACATTTGGGAATTAATGCTAAAACTCTTTTATCAGAGTCGGCAGATGTAGAAGAAGAGTATAATACGGAAGTATCTTCTGTTAATACTAACAAAAACTAAATATTGATATATTTATATATGAAGAATTGTATAAATGATTGGAGTTTAATATGAGTTCAAATACAAAGCATTCTAAAATTCGCAATACAGGAATTTTATTTGAGTTGCTGACAAGACAAATTACGGTTGACGTGTTAAATAATAATAAAAAAGCACAAGCTGCTAAAATTCTTAAAGAATTTTTCAATAAAAAAACTCAGTTAGGCAGAGAATACGAATTATATAGAGTATTGACGACCGAAAATTATAAATCTGAAAATAAAGCTAATCATTTAGTAAATGCAGTGGTGGCTGCTAGGAAAAAATTAAATGAAACATCATTAAAAAGAGAAAAATATAATTTAATTAAAG